ACATATTTGCCGGGTCGTTATAATAAAGTTGAGTATCTGTTGCCGGTTGAGTTAATTCAGAAACTAAAATTTTATTTTCATTTAAATCCACATACCTTGAGTCTAACCAGCTTTGAAAAATAAAATTGTATTTGGCATCAAAGTTTGCATTTTCATAAGAATCTTTATTGTACTCAGATAAAGCTGGCACTACAAAAACAGAAGTTCCTGTTGGCAATATGTTTTTTCGCTCATACACATTCAAAATATAATTGGAGCCGGCAGTTATTATTTTTTGAAATATTTTAGTTCGATAATTTTCATAGAAAGGCAGCCTGCTTACATAACTATCTTTCCCAAAGTTATAAGGTCCATAACCGTTATTCATTAACGGTTGTGGAACATAATAGAGGTACGGTTGAAATGTGGTATCGGATATTTTTCTTAACGAAATGTATTTCAAAAGAAGCTGCGCAGAAAATGAAGCGGAATTAATTACCGGAAACATAAGTTCGGTGCCAATAATTTCGTTGCTGCTTGTAGTAAGGTTTACAGTTCCAAGAGTTGGAAATATGGTTGGTACAATTCCATCTTGATTGGAATTAATAATTTGCTGTGGAGTAAGAACTATTTTTGTTCCATGGTTCCAATACTTTCCCACGGAGGCTGGTACATGAATGTAACCAGTTTCCAAGTCAATGTTTGATGGGTTTATTTCGCAACATTTGTATTTTGCATCTATATTGTCAACATATTCTTCAGATGGGCTGTCGTAATTAATATATTTGATAACGCCGGTTAAAATTGTCCAGTACGGAATAACTGTGCTACCATTTTTCTTTGCTTCATATTTAAAGTACCGATATTTTGACCTAATTTCACTTAAATAAAATGGGGAGGAATAATCAAAATTTAATGAATCTGTTGGCCCTAAATCATTCACTTGCATTTGAAGATGATCTGCACTCCAGTAGATGCCTGTCCTATGATCGTTTTCAAACCAATTCATTTTCATTGGTTGAAGGGTAGAATAATGCCAATGGGATGAACCATATCTGGTATAAATATGTTTAAAGCCCATGATTAACTCGCAATCAGACCATGAGCCCTAAGACAAGCTAAAGCAGCGTTTAGCTGGGTAGTAAGGTCGTTAATGATTGTTTGTGTGCTGCTGGCACAGGACGCAACATCCGTGTCGTCAATGGTTCCACCCGCAGCGTCAGCCACTGCGGATTGCTGCGAACCGACCACTTGAGTTCCACCAACGGTTAACCCGGATGCAGACACATAGCCTTCCAAATCCGTAATTCGAGTGTCAAGATTTTGTCCTTCCAGCGTTATTAATCTGGAATCTAAAGTCTGGGTTTCCAGAGTTGTCAACCGTGAATCCAGCGTTTGGTTCTCAATTGTGGTCAGCCGTGAATCCAGCGTTTGATTTTCTAGCGTGGTAATTCTTGTGTCTAGCGTTTGATTTTCCAGCGTTACTAATCGAGCATCTAGGGTTTGCCCTTCTAATGTCAAAAGCCGAGAATCCAAACCGTTATCCCCTGCTTGCCTGTCTGTAATCTCCTGAGTTAAATCCGATTGCAGTGTAGACACATCTCCTTGAATAGTAACGATGGTACCTTCGGCTGTAGTCAGGCGGGTGTCTAAAGCTCCGATATCGCTTTGGATGGTTGTGATGGAACTGTTAATAGCAAGAACATCTGCTTCTAGCGTTGTGATGCGGGTTCCATGATCCCCCAGCGTGGAATTGATAGTGACAATAGTTCCTTCAGCCGTGGTTAAACGGCCGTCAATATTATTGACCGTGTTGGTTAATCCGCTTAAATCTGAAGTTAAAGTGCTGACATTAGTTTGAAGTGTGGAGATGTTTGCATTTGCAGTAGTCATTTGGCTCTGCAAAGTAGTAATGCTGCCCTCGGCAGTGGTGACCCTTCCGGTTAATGCAGTTAAATCAGTGCCTAGAGTTCCCACCGTAGTTTGCAGGCTAGATACCGTGCTGGACAAGGAATTGACTGTGCTTGTCAGGTTGGAAACATTTGTCTGGAGCGTTCCGACATTGGTCTGCAATGTGGTTACATTGGATTGCAGGGTGGCAATATTGCTATTCGCCGTCGTCATTTGGTTGGTTAGCGTGGAGATAGAACCTTCAGCGTCAGTCATTCTGGACAGCAGGCTATTGATCGAAGTGGTATGCCCTGCCACCGTGGTAGTCAAGGAACTTACATCGCTTTGTAAATCTGATACATCTCCCTGCAAAGTGCTGATCTGTGTCGTATGTGTTGCAGTTAAAGTGGTTAAAGAACTCACATCCCCTTGCAATGTAGCCACATTAGACTGCAGGGTGCTTATCTGTGTGGTATGGGTGGTTGTTAAAGAAGTTAAACTGGAAATGTCGCCTTCAGCGTCTGTAATTCTGGTAGTTAGTGTTGCTATTTGAGTCGTGTGTGTGGAAGTTAATGCTTGCAAATCATTTATGTCATTTTCCGCAGCGGTCATTTTAGATTCTAAAGTAGAAACTCTGGACTTTAAATCTGTAATGTCTACTTCTGCAATGTCTATGCGTGAATCCAAGCTGATGACATTATTTTGAAGAGTGGCAATCTGAGTGATGTGATTTGAGACAATTACGGTTAGATTGTTTAAGCCAGAAACGATGTTTGTTATGGTACTCTGAATGGAAATGATCGAACTTTTGATTGAAGTAATATCTGAATTTATAGTGCTTATTTGAGTGTTTATAATAACAATACCATCATTGATAGTTGCCAAATCTGGCAAAGCGTACCACCCACGAATGGCTTTGTCGTTAGTTCCATAATAAAAGTTTTTGGATGGTGCTGAATTATCATTTTGCAAGGTTATGGTCACAAAATTGGAGGTATTCGGGTTTCCACCTCCAATTAAAGACCCGCCAACTTTTACATCTGTTTTAAAAAAGGTCAAAGCATTAGATTTTACAATGACAGCATGATCGTCTTTGTTGACATAACTATCTGGGGTGTCAGGCAAAAGCAAGAAGGTTGTACCACCTCCAAGACCAGTTATGTTTGCTCCAAATTCTATTCCTGTGCCATCCGAATTAACAACCAGAAGCCTATTTGAATTGCCTGCCAATGTTTTAGGAACTACATCCATTAACTCGGTAAAACGGCTGAACTTTCTAACATCAAAATCACTAGCTCTAAATACGCTTTTTTCCAGAATAATGCCATTTGAATCGCACCCTACATTTGTCACTACCGACAAAGTGGCATTGTATGAAACCGACTCATCAAATTTAAATGAGTAAATAGTCCTAGATCGTCCATCCACATTTTCTGCATCTATCGGTGTTAGATAAACGATTGCGTAAATTGGTACATTTTGATTGTTATTTATTTCAATTGCGTAATCATCTTCTGCCGAAGATGACCTACCGTTTGTTTTTGTTGACCATCCGTTTGCAACATACTCTACTTCCTCCCATCCGTAATACCACAAAGCATGGGATTGAATTCTTGCCCAAAATCCCATTTCAGACGGATAGGATAAATGCAAACCTGTGCTTTCACTAGATGCGGTAGCTCCTTCTACCGTAACATTCCCCTGCCTTTTTAACTCATTATTAGCAGCATTAATGTCGCTGGCTCGAAGCGGTTGCCCCGGACTGGCTGGCTGTATTGGCTGCATTAGATGGCCTCTACTTCCTCTATCGTAAGTGCCTCGTCCACGGCCTTGCGTTTAGATGCATATTGAATGGAAAGTTGGCTTCGGGCTGCTCCATACATCAGCATCATTTGCGTCATGTCACCAAGACTGGCAAATTCGATGACGGTGTTTTCCAAAGTAACCAGCGATGGCAAAGGCAACCCAAGGACCGAAGCTTCCTTGGCCAGACTGTACGCCCCAGAAATCAACGCCACATCTTCTGCGGTCAAACCCAGCCTGCCTTGACCAGAGTTCCACCCTGACTTTAGCTGCTGATTCCAGTTGACGTTAATCTGTGCCAATTTTCTGGCCTTGGCTTGGCTCACGGCATCTGGCGGTGCATCCGGTTGATAGTTTTTAATTTCATTTGCAATGGTTTCAAAAATTGAATCGTATTCTGTGCCAAGCTGGATCGGCATGGAGAATTGCCTGCTGTTTCCATCCTCGGTTATTTCAGAAAAGGTTGCTCGCCAGTAGGGAGTTTCTCCAATTTCTTGAATCAAAACAAACTGCAAGCTTTTTTGCATGACCAATCCCCTAAGTTTTAATGATGTAATTTAACGCAATTGAGGGTTGCATATTGTTGTGCGAACCACCACCGCCAGCCGCATTAATTGTGTGATAGTGATCGGTATTAGTGCTAGATATGCTGTAAGTGTGGGAGTAAGGCTGTGTGCCAGCTAAAGCACCTTGATATCCGCCACCAAGGTTGGCGAATCCATATTGCATCACCCCAAGAGTAGTTGACAGGCTGTGATTATGAGTTGTGTTTGCAGACATATAACCAGTTAAGCCGTTGTGATTATGGCTTGGTGTTTCTGATAGAGCCAGCGTGTGTGTTTCTGTTCCTGTTGTTGCAGCAAGAGTTCTATTCGTCAGCCCGGAACCTTGCCCCACGCCAATCACGGCACGACCTCGGCAGTCGGGCAAATTAAAGGTGGTGGACCCATTCCCCACACCATAGGTAGTTCCTATGGCCGTAAAAAGTGCTGCATAGGTGGTTCTGGAAACTGCACTGCCGTCACAAATAAGCCAACCCGAAGGTGCCGAACTTCCTCCGTAAATCTGAATGCACCCGCTTGGGATAGCGGTTCCAGAACTAGCCCACGAAAGATTCCCGCTGCCATCCGTAGATAGAACTTGGCCACTGCTTCCGGTAGCAGAGGGGAGATTAAGCGTGTAATTGCTAGTTACCGTAGCTGGGCTACGAATGGCAACATAATTCGAATTGTCAGCATCGTTAAGGCGTAGTTCCCCTTGGCCATTCAAATACAACAGCTTGTTTATGGTGACCGTTCCCCAATAATTGTTAGTGTTGTAGATGGTGAAAACATTTGCACTGCTGGATGAAAACTCAACTAAATTACTAGCTACATTTGCTAAACCGGACACTTGCAAGGCTGTGTACCAGCCTTGATGTCCAACCGCCATTTTGTATTGACTAGAATCGTAATCCCAGTTTGAAACTGCACCCAAAACACCGTTGTCATTAAACTGCAAATCTTGATTGCTACCAGCAGGGGTTGCGGAAATAGAAATGGTATCCCACGAAGTGTCTTGTCCATCGGTCGTTAAAAACTTTCCACTATTGCCAGACTGGGAAGGGATTAAGGCGTTGAGGGCTGCGTTTGCAGTAGTTTCGCCAGTGCCCCCATTAGCAATTCCTAGCGTTCCCGTTTGGTCTCCCAGTGACAAGCTTGCAATTAATGTGATGCCTGTGCCAGATTGATCGCCGCACCATACTTTTGCATCGGTGACATTAACAGCAAGCTCTCCGCTTTCCAGTCCTGACGGAACGGAATTAGCAGAGAACGACCGTTTTGGTTTGATCTTGTTGGCCACGGCACCCCCTTATCATGGCTAGAAGCTGCCGCCGTCAATTGCAGAGGAATCGTTTAAATAATCAGTTCCAGCCGTGGCAGCAACCAAAGTGGTGCCTGACTTTTTGAAGATGCTGCCGTTGCTTGCCCCCGATAAATCGCCGCCGGTTCCCCCGTACCCCAGAGGAATAGCAGTAGCATTCCACACCCCCGTGGTGATGGTGCCGAGCGTGGTGATAGATGATTGCCCGACATAGGAGGTGTGAACCCGAAGTTGATTCAAGCCGTTCACCGAAATAGTGCTGCCGTCCGTTTGCACATTGAGCGTAGTGCTGGAAAAAGATAAAGCTGTGCCAGCGGTAATAGAGCCAGAATCTGAAAACTGAGTAAACGCCAACGCCGTAGTGCCCAGCGTGATCGGGTTGTTAGTGGTTAAGACATAGCCTCGGCCTGCGTTGGTTGTGCCTTCCTCGACAAACACAAAAAGACCACTGGTTACTTCGGAGGAAACATCCGCATCCGTTGCCCGAATCCAACTTCCGCTAGCTGCGGTGTAAATGCCGTTGTCTGCTCCCGAAGTTTGATTTTTTACCAAAACTCGGTCACCTTGCGACAAGGAAACACCATCAATCGTAGACAGGCCAGAAAGCGTGATATTAGACAAGGTAGCTGCTCGTACAGACTCCTTGGCATCTAGACCGCTTCTGGCTGCATCCACATAAGCCTTGTTGGCAGCATCATTGGGATTAACAGGGTCAGCCAATCCGGTAATGCGGTTGCTTCCCAAGGCCAGATTTGTGTTTGGGGTGGCAAACTGATCTAGACGAAAAGCCGTGACATAAGTGCTGATGCCAGTGCCGGTGATAGTGCCGTTTAAAGTAGTTGTGCCCGAAAAAGTGTTATTGCCTGTGATGGTGGAATTGGACGCAAGCCCTAAAAAAGCACCAGTCCCTGCTATGGGGACAATCGAAGTGGCTTGGCCGGAACCATTATCTCCAAATCCATAGTACAGGACATTTCCCGGCTCATTGTAGGCCAGTTCGGCGTTGTATAAGCTGCTTGGGGCACCTGTTTGCCCTGTGGTGCGCCTGCGAATGCGTAGAATATTAGCCATGATTGCCTCCTAGAAGTTCCCGCCATCGGTGACGGAACTGTTTTGCCAAACTCGTAAAACTGGATTGTACCGCAGGGTCTGATCCCCCTGCAAATTGACCAGAATCACATCATTTAAGTCGTCCAGAATGGCAATGGGGCCTCCAGCGGGACCTCGTTCTCCCTGTTCGCCGCGTGGTCCCTGGATGCCTGGAATAGCCATGCGGATTTCAAGCGGTTGTTCAATGATTTCCACCTTGTTTCCATCACCGCTTACCGTGATGGAATTCTGCACATCATTGATCGTTAGGCTTTCACCATCACCCGTCAGGTTAATGTCCTGGTCGGTCTGGCTAACAGCCACCTGAAATGGTCGCTGAATTTGGGCTTGTGGGTTTGAGTCGGAATAATCGATCCTGTTCATCGTGTAACCTCGGGTTTCACCTTGAATTTACCTTCCACCAGGCGACGTACCACTCCATTAGGCGAGGTGAGCTCCAAATCATACACAAAGTCACCTGGAGCCAGTGTTGCTGTGGTGGTTGCCGGAACATTAAGAGTAATGGTTCCAGCCTGGCCTCCAAGGACGATCCGATTATTCAAGGTGGAAAGCTCCAAGGTGACGGTGGAAGAAGTCACCGTTGGTCGAACTTGCATTTGTGCCGAAAAACCAGTTAAATTAACCAGCAAACCGTTTCCATCTCGGAATGTCAGGTTTCTCTCCAGGGTGGCTCCCTGTTCGCAGATGATGTTGTAAATTGACGCTGGCATCACGAGGCCCTCGGATTGAAAAGCAGATTGAACCCGGAACCAGCCCCGGATTGAGCGACATCCGCATCGTACAGGTAAATGCCCCTGGTCGTATCCTTTGTCTCCTGGAGCTTGTCCCAAAAAGCTCTGTCTGGTCTGTATATCCTGTTCCAGCCAACAAATGCCAATTCTGTCTGCGATGCAGTAGTTATTTTGGTCTTGTTGTTGGCATCCACCACTTCTTTTGTCTTTGCCACTTTGTCATAAATAGGCATGATGGAAAATTTGTAAGTGATGTCAAAGAATTTGAAGCCATCCGTGGTAATTTTCTGTTGAACTGAAGCCCCATCAAAGCGAAGTGTTTCAGCAGGCCATACCGCCACTCCAAGGTTGAAAGATGATTTGTTTATTCTGCCAAGCAAGGAAGTGATGGCACTTATTGGCCTTCGTGCCACATAATGCCGCTGCAAGGTGTAATCAATGCGAGGGATGACCTTGGTTGAGTTAACATTTGCCAACAGTGCTGTGTTTGTATTGTATCCGTACTTAAATTCAAAATGATTCATCGGCAAGGTTAATTGCTGGGCTGAAAAATCAAAACTTTGAGATGCCAGTTCTATTTCTGATTTTTCGCTAGAATTGTCTCCGCTGGCATTTTCTTGTTCTTGCGGGGTGGATGCTTCTGGTGTTTTGTAAGTTACCGTCAACCGTGCCAATTCGTAATAGTTCAAGCTGGCCAGCATATATGAAGCATTGTTTTCTGTTTTCCCTGCTCCGTGAAACTTCCCCATCCCCTCCGTGTCTATGGATTCACAAAAGCACTGGGGCAGCCACGGGTCACGCTCAGGAAGCCTGCGGATGATTCTGCCGTTAATATATCTAGGGCCACCCAACATTTCATAGGACAAAGGCCCAACGGCTGCATACGGATACACATCGAGAACACGGGTCACCGTTAAGCCGTTTCGGGTGTAATTGGCTTTCCGACTAACCTCTGTGATAGTGCATTGGGTCGTTACTGCCATTATCTCACCGCCGGGATTTTGTCTTTGATTTGGACCAATGCCCCTGCCGCCACTTGAAGATTTTGATTCATTGCTTTCATTTCCCCAAGCTGGGCCTGCTCCACATTTTGCCCAGTATTAGAGGCAAACGCTTGTTGCAACCTGTCAAAAGTGTTTTGGAATCCTTCAAACGCCACTGTGCCTTTGATTTTGAATCCATCCCCTTTGCCTTGGTCTTTGATGCCAGTAAACATCCCGACCACGGCTTTGGCCAAACCTCTGGCCTTGATTGCGTTTTCTTCCACCTTCTTTTGAATCTCAGGCCCAGCAGCGGCTCCCACAAAATTGGCAATTTCCTTTCCAATCTCTTTGGCTTTTTGCTTGTTGTCTTCCAGTTTCATGGTCAAACGATCAAGCATTCCATCCATCTTTTTTTGCATAGCATCGGTATCAAAAATATCTGTATTTCCTTTCCCTAACTCTTTCATTTTCTTGGCGGTTTCTTCGTTAATGATTCCAAGTTTTTCCAGTACCCATGCAGCAGCTTTGGCCAGCTTGTTAATCATGCCCCACCACAACTCGCTGATCTTGTTTACTCCCACGGCAAACGCTTTAACAATCTGAAACACTAACGAAACAACTACAGCGACAAAATTTTTCCAACTGGAAAACATCCACTTGATGGCTCCACCCACGCTTTCCATAATCCCGCCCGTTGCGTCATTGAATGAGCCAAAAATGCCCTCGGCCACTTGCTTGATGTATCCCCAGACGGTTTTAAATCCTGTTAAAATCAAGTCTATGACCGGTTTCACGGCGTTGTCGTAGATAAACATAAACCCTTCAGATAATGCCTCTATGACCGTTTCCGCAGCAACCTGCAAATCCAGCCAAGCTTCCACCACGGCTGTCATCACACCTTGGAAAGTGGAGGCATCCTCAATGCTGGTGCCAAAAAACCCTGCGATCAATTCCCCCACATACGACACCGCATCGCTGATCGCATCCTTGGCCTCAGTCCAAAGGTCAATCAAACTTTCCACCAACGGTGCCATGTAAGTGTCGTAAGCTTCTTGAATGGCTGTCATCGCTTTTTCAAAGATACTGACGGCTTGATCCCAAGTGTCCATGAAGAAGGCAATAAAGTTAGCCAGTACATCTTCCCACGACTTGGTACCGTCAAATGCCCCAGCCAGATAGGCTCCAAGTCCGATAATCGCAGCCCCCACCAATCCAATTGGGCTGGTGATTGCGGCAATGGCTGCACCCAGAGTCGTGATTGCTGTGACTGCCACTGGGATTAAACCGACAAATGCGGTCAGGGCTGCGATAACAATACCCCACCTGGCAACCGAATCCTTCAATTCCCCTGATAGGCTGTTCCAGTAGCTGGTAAGCTTGTTCACCAGTTCCGTCGCCATGCGCACATAAGGGGCAAACATGTCACCCACGGTCCTGCTCAGGACCTCAAATGCCTTGCTAAGATGTTCCCCCTCGACAGTTCCTGACGAAGCAGACCGTACAAGCATGCCAACGGCCCCGCTAACCGCAGCCCCGGCAATCAAGGCGGTGGCCCCAACTTTTTTCATGCGTTCCGAAAACTTGTCCACAGCTCCACCAGCGCCCAGAAATGATTCTTTTATGTTTTTCAGACCGCCTATCACGGTGCCATACTTGGCGACATTGAAGGCCTTTTGCTCGGCCTTGGCCAGTCGGTTCTGTTCCCTCTCCAAGGCAATCTGCGCTCGCATCAACTGAGAAGTGGCTCCGCTGGCCAGTTGCATTTTGCTAACCTGCAAATCCATGGATTTGGCGGCTTGGTTGACTTTTTCATTTAAAGTGCTTTCAGAAGCGGCCAGACTTATGAATTCCCTGCTTCCGGCCTGAACTTTCTGAATCTGAAGCTGAAGCTGCTTATTGATGGTGTCGTTGAGTTTTTCGGACACCTTGGATTTTTCAATAAACTTGGAAAGACCTTCGTTTTTCCTAAACAAGTCGTCCATTTTTTTCTGGTTCTGAAACAGGGTATCTGCCGTAGCAATCCCCTTTTTCAAGACACTGTCATAAAGTTCCTTGAATTTTCCGGAGAGAACCATGACCGCCTTGTGGGCGTGTTCGCTGTTGGCAGCGGTTTCCTTGGTTTGCCGTTCGACTTCTTCCAGTCCCTTGGCGAAAAATTCGACATAGGATTCAGCCAGCTTTCCCATGCTTTCGCTCCTTTACCCGTTGAATTGCTTCAGCCAGCGTTAGTTCTTCCCGGTAAGTGGACAAAGCAGCTAACTGAGGCAAGGGCAGTTTGGAAATATCTTCGGCGGTATAACGGCCTTCTGATTTTTCCAGCAAATCTCGATACCATTTTGGCCTGTCTTGCTCTGCCCATGATTGCAAGAAGTCAGGCCAATCTAGTTTCCCTTGTTAGTCAGTTGCTCCATTCCACAAGCCACGGACAATTCTTCCATTACCGAAACAATGCTTTCTTGCTGATTCACTAATTCGTAACATTTCTCCAGTGTTAGTTCTGGATGGTTCTTTCGGGCTAACATCCAAAACAAAAATCCGCAACCATTTGCGGAAAGCATCTGGTCACGGAAAAAGATGGCATTGCCTTCTACCCCGCCATTGGCTTGCAACTTAACCGCTTCCGAAATTGCAGATTTTTGCAGTTCCTCTGGCATCCCCTTCAGGGATTCCATAATAGAAGCCAGCGGGCTTTTAAGCGTTTTGCGAAGGTGCTTGTGCAGGGTCGCAATCGTCTGATCGGTCACTTGATCAATCAGATAAGTTTTGCCAGCAATTGCAAAAGAACCCTGTGCCCCTGCCACCGCTTCGTTGGTTTTAGCGTTCTCGTCTTTGCTCATGATGTACTCCCTTTGGTATTACTAAGTCGGATCGGTTATTTGGCCGGTGCTTTTGAAGGTGCAGGCAAACTTGACCACATCCGCCACCGTGTTGGTCACGCTAACGCTTTCAATGCGAGCGTCCATGGAATAGAATTTGCCCGAATCGCCCACATAAAGCTTAAGAGTGACTTTTTTGCCGACCTCTATGGTTCCAGCCGTGTCAGCCCCGCTGTCTTGTGCGTTAGAAGAATTCAGCGTGGTTCCGTTATCAGGGATGTTGGCGGAATCCCACAAAGCGTTAAAAGTTCCGCTTCCTTCCGTGACGCTTGGAAAATATTCAGCGTAACCGTTGCTTCCAGAATTAGTGACTTCCACCAAGCGACTGGTCTTGGTCAGGTTCCAATCCAGAACAGCATAATCTGTAGACCCGGCAGTTACTTTTCCACCAGTTCCACGGACAAAAGTAGGTGTTGGCATGATTATCTCCTTTGCGAATTAATTGCCCAAAATCCAGAGAATATAGCTTAACGAAGAGTCTCCGGGATTCATAATTGGCAGAACATCCCCGGTACCCGGGGTAACCGTCCATCCAGGACCCAGGGCATCCAGCCAGAGTAGCCAGTTCCTTGTTTCCTGGTACACTTCCGCTCCGGTTCCACCAAATGGTCCCTGCCATGCGTTGGCTATCCCCTGGGGGCCAACCCGCAGTTTTTTGGTTGCATCTGCATCGACAATTGAAATCAGCAGAGCCTTAATGGTTCCAAAACTGGCGTTTCCTCCAAATGGATCGGTAAGAGAACCAGCCAGATCAAAGGTCTGGGTTGCCCCAGCAGCAATGTTCTGGTGCATGCGATGCCACCTGCTTGCTTGGCCGGGATTCGTTCCGTTGACAAAAGATGCTGACATGGATGGGAAAGACTGGTTCCCGGAGGAAAGGCTGTCCGTCACTACGGCCAGAGTGTCGTCCCGGGTCAATACACCTGATGCGGTCAGTGAAAAAGATGCGGCTAGGTTCATATGCTGGTTCTCCCTTGAGCCATTACATCCCAGCTATTTTTTGTCAGAAGAACATCTTCTGAATCCCTAAGGATATCCTGGAGTTCCAGATGGCTGGTGCTTGGCATAAATTCGAGCAATCTACCACTTTCAAAGGCGATGTCACCCTGGCAAAAGTCAAACGCCTCTCCCACCAGAGTGGCAATATTTTTGGCATTGGGTGCCCCTGGACCTCCTGCCGTGTAAATCGAAACTCGCACCTTGAAACGCATCAAAAAATCACCACTGGAAACAAAGGTTCTTGTTCCTTCTTCCACCTGGACGATGCCGTATGGGATGGCAGTGTCCTGGGGAGCCCTAGCAAACCAAAGGCCACCTGGAACCAAGGTTGCAACATTGGTCTGGGTACTCCATACGGCCTGCATGCCTTCCAAGGTCTGATGGATTAGTGTGTTCACGGGCTGTTCACCAGATCCCCGCCTGCCAGGGCTCCAAGTTGAGGTTCCAGATCGGTCAGGGTTTTCCGGAGGCCAAGCCGCTGTTTCTGGAATTCCAGGATCGGTCCATAAAAAGCGTTGGCCAGGTAACCCGCGCGGATCCTAAGGGTCTGTTCCACTTCGATGGGGCTGATGGGATCCCAGAGCACGCTGGCCTGCAGGAATCCTGTGCGTTTGGCGGGATATTCACCGGGCCTGGATGCGGGAGGAGCTGTCTTGGCTCCCAGTCTCTGCTGGTGCTGGTTTGCGAAGAATACCGCGGCTGCCAGCAAATTTTTGGCGATAGCCTTGCGGGCCTGATCGGTCACCTGCGCCGCGTTGTTACGGAACATGGCGGGCATCAGGCAATCCTTTCTAGGCTAAGCACCTGAAGGACATCCATGACATCCGGTGCAGTCCCGGAAACAATCTGGTAGGTGACCCCGTCCTGGTCGATGATGCGGTCGGTGGATTTCCACGCCAACCGTTTTCCGCAGTGGCATTCATAACGGGTTTTCACCTGTTTCTTGCCAAGCAAGTCCATGGATTCGGTACCGGTTTCCTGAATTCTCGCCGGCACGTGGCCAAGGACCAGAGAATAATTGCTGGCCACCCTCCCTCCGGCTGGGTCACGGGTGTTGGCAGGCCGGTAGAGACCGATATTCTGGCGCAGGTTCTCAGCCAGCACCAGATCCCGGCAGTTCAGGCGCCAGGTGGATCGGAGGTTGTTAAACTGGGTGTCCAGCACGGTCCATGTCCTTCCCGAGGAGTCCGTGATGAAATCGCTGGGGTTCGGAGTCACGCCCTCTGGCAATACCGCCTGAGGAATCAACCAGACCAAATCATGGCCCGTGAAAATCCCGGTGCGCTGGGTTGGAATGTCCTGGGCGGTGATGTTTCGCCGCTTGGCATCGGCAATCGGGTGGGTTTCCTCGTAGCCGCCGCTGTCCAGGATCAAGCCGTGGACCGTGTAGCTGATGGCTTCCCGGTTATCCCATATTTTGTAGTCCTCAGAATGATCCAGAGTGAAAGTCATTCATGCACCTATGCCACAGATTCAATCAAAACCAAATGCCCTGTTAAATTTCCAGCACTACTGGTTTCTATAATTAAGTCTTCATTAAAATTAGTTTGCAAATTTCCGATTAAACCTAAAGGTGAAATAGGACCAAAAGGAACGACAATAGATCCACTTGCTGCAATAGACATAGCACCAGAAATATCATTTGTTCCCGATTTCCATTTAAAAGTCATCGCTGTATCGGAAGTCAGCGTGTAACTTAAAACCCTAAAAAATCTACCCGCAACAAAAGGGTAAATTGTGGTATCACCAGATGTACTAATATCAATTGAAATATATCTCATGTCTTCATCCTCGTCACCTTCTGGAAAGGACCAGTGAGGGTTTGCTGCGCTCGTTGCAGGCCCTCCAAATTCTGGTTTAAGGCGGTCAGGTACGACTCGTGGGAATAGCTTTCACCATCCACGGTGTACGTGGGCTTGTAGCTGGAGGTCACCTCGACGATGCGCTGGGTGACCTGTTCGATGGCTATACGGATGTTTTCTGCTGGCGTTGGCATGGCGCAAGCTCCATCCATTCGATGTCTGGAGTCAGGATCTGGAACCGTTCCCGATACCTAGCCTCTGCCTCCGACTTGGTACTGGCCTCAACAAGCAAGCGGGGAAGCCCGTTGGCACGGACCTCCCACACTTGGCGAATTTCCGGTGGAACTCCCTTTTTCATGCCAACTCCTAGTTCTTGTTGCGGACAATGTGCCATGGGCTCCAAACGCTTGGGATGCCCCTTTCGTTGGCGAAATAGCTGGCCACGATTCCCTTGTCCAGCATCTCGTACTGGTTGGGGGCTGCCTGCTGCACATTGAGAGGGTAGTTCTGCATGTAGCGGAAGGATTTTCCACCCTGCATGATCCACCAGTAATCATCCGCATTTGCCTGGGACAGGTTCAACCCATCCGTATCCACACATCGCTGTTCAATCAGCGGGCTGGAAAGGATGGTGAACTGGCCGCTGTAGGGATTGCCCGGGGTTTGGCGAATCTGCAGGGTGCCTGCGGTTGCCTGGGTTGCCCCGGCTGCCACGCGGGTTTCGGTCAGGTTGGCCCCCAGGATCAACTGGGCCGTGGCCAGTCGGGCGGGGTTGACCAGGATCAAATTGGGCTGGATCAGCACACGTTTTCCAGTGCCAGGGTCCTTCATGCGTGCAAAACGCAGCATCGAGGCCTGGATGGAGGTCCAATCTACCATCGGGTTGCTGTGGTCATTCAGGTAACCAAGCGTTTCCGAGGTCTGGTAGGTGTTGTACGCCGTTCCATTGTATTTGAAGGAGTTGTTGACACCGATGATCGTGTCAATGACTTCCAGCTCTTTGCGATATGCCAGTTCCTCGCCCACACTGGCGGCAACATTCAGGATGTCGCCTGTCAGGTCGAAAAACACGGATTCCTTGAGCACGTCCACCGCGAGGGCGTTCTCCCGGGTTTCCGGGGTCTCAATCCATCGTTCGTTGAACTGCGCCCTAGTGTGGGGTTCTCCAGGGTTCCGCTTGCGCCCCTTGTCGCCAATGCGGTTGACGCCAATGACCTTCTGGCCGTTCAGCTTGGTGGCTTCCGCGGGGCAAATCTGGTCGGCAATCAGGGCTGGATTCTGGAAGGCTTCCAAAATCTTCACCTCGATCAGGCCGCCCACCACGCTGGTGAAGGCGTTGATGTTTGCAAAGGCAGTTGGGTCGATGCCGATGCCAGTGGCTTCCAGCAGGGCCCTGCTGTCATTGGGAAACCCGGATTCCACCAGGCTGCGTGCCGCAGTATAGCGGGACATGGCTGCGCCGTTGGCCGGGTCAAAGTGGTTGCGCCACTGTGGCCCGATGATGCCTTCGGCCAGTTCCTGGATGGAAAACTGTTCTGGCTTGAGCTTCTGCTCAGTCAGCTTGTGGTTGCCAGCAGGATCCCGGTTGGGATTGCCGGATTTATCGGTGAGCCCAAGGCCGTGCTTGATATCGTTGAGGAAAGCAAGCTTGCCCGCTGGGCTGTTTTTTCTGGACTCGTACAGGTCACGGATCTTTAAAATGTTTACCCGACTCATGTTCGGAATCTCCTTAAATTAGAATTTTTGACGTCCTGCCAGCCCGTAGAGCCGGCACAGCACTCTGGTCGTTGCCGCGGAATAGTACCCGACCACCACGCCGATGGCCTTGGCCGCGTCGGCCACCTCGACCACCTTTTTGTCCTCAATTGCACCGGCAGCGGAGGCACCGCTGGAAACCGCTCCCACCATGTCCCCGGGAAGGAAACTGGAGGACGAGGCGCAATCGGCCTCATAGATGCAGTCTGTGATGACCTCGACGTGCCCAGCGGCTGTCTGAACTGCCAGCCGGCTTTGGGTCGCCACGCCCACAAAGGCGTCATGCACCGTGGCCTGGTCCGTTGCAGCCGTGCCGGATCCGGTCATGGCAGACAGTGGTTTTACGGTGGAGGTGTTGGAATCCCAGTACAGGAAATCCCCCACGGAGATGACAGTCCCACCCGCCACTGGGTAGCGAACAAGTCTGAAATCTGCTGGTTTCGAAAAGTTTCCGCCGCCAAAAGTTGTACTCATTTTTGTGTCTCCTATCCTAGTTTTGCAGCCAGTTGTACAGGTCGGATTGCGCCGGGATCCTTGAGGATTTCCCCTCCGTCACCGGCACGCCCGAGCGAGGCTTGGAAGCCTTGCTGGCCTGGGCCAGCCTGCGGGCATGGCGTTCGATGGAGACCTTTCCAAGTCCCATCAGGTCGGTGAGCAGGTTTTTAGAAAGGGGTAATTGCAGGGATTCGCACAGCCTGCGGATCCAGGCTTCCTTCTTCATGCGCTGGATCTCTTCCTGAAGTTGGGCCACGCCCGGATTTTTGTGAACCTGGCGGGATTCCTTGACTTCCTTGTCATCCTCGTCCTTATCCTCTTCTTCCTCGTAGGAGTCGTCTTCCTCCTTGGTGACGTCGCTGGCGCTGCCTTCCTCGGCCTCGGAGGTTTCCTCCTCTTCCTGGGTAAAGTCGCCTTCCTCCATGGCTTCCTTGACCAGCTTGACGATGGCTTGCGCCTTTTCCTCGTCGGACAATTCGCCTTCCTTGAGGGCATCCAGAACCTTGGAGGCCAGGGAGTCTTTTTCCTCGTCCCCCTCCTCCTCGTTTTCGACCTTGTCATGGTCTTCCATGGATTTCTTTTCCTCTTCCTCACGAAGCTTGCGCTTGATGCCCTTGTTCATTTTTCCCTCCGATAAACTTGAAGTGGTTGCCGGGTCGGCAACCAGGTCCACATGTCGAACTTCCGTCACGCGATGCACCACGAATGTATCGCCGTCTTTTTCACCCTCGCCCTGTGCATTGTGGGAAAGGCCGAATGCCTCTGGCATCCGTTCTGCCGCCTCGGTCACCCTGGAGGCCATGGGATGGCTCTTGAGGTAAACCATGTCCCCGTACAACCCCTTGCCCTCGACGTAGCGGATGTTTTGCAGCTTCCCGAAACGGTCGTAGGCGGAGCGTTGTCCGGCCGGGTCATCCTCGGGGTGGTCGATGTTGACCTTGATGCCCTCGTAAAGTTTCTTGGCGGATTTGAGGGCCTCGGGTAAATATTTCCTGCCGTTGTCACTGTCAAAGCCAATGATTTTCACGCCGTAGATGATGCCGGCGGATTTGTCCACGCGGAGCGGATTGGCCCCGAGGGATGCTTCCAGTGCGAACAGACGATTTAACCTCATAAGCCGAGTATCAGAAATGACCCGGCAAAGTGTCAAACTGGCGCGTGATTATTTTTTGGACTTTTACTTTTTCTTTTTGGATTTTGGCGGGTCGGGAGGGAATCCATCCACATAACCGGCGGCCCTAAGGGTTTTGCGGAACTCTTTGGGAAGGTGATCCCATTGATCCTTCTCCAGGATCGATCTTGTGCGAATTAAAAGGTTCACATAATCGGGTGGATAAACCGGGTCCGGGTTAATGCCGTCCCGCCATCCCAGGGCTTCCAGCCGATCCTGGGATGCCTGGGATAACTGGCACCACCCTACCAGACCCATATGCGGGCACTGGTCCGATGGAGAGATTCCATCCACATAACCGGCTGCCTTGAGAGCAACCCTGAACTCCTCGGGAAGGTGATCCCATTGATCCTTCTCCATGGACGCACCGGATTGGGTCAGGCGTTCAATGTAGTCAGGCGGATAAACCGGGTCTGGGCGAATGCCATCGCGCCAGCCCAAAGCCGACAACCGCTCCCTTGCCTCTTGAGGAATCAAATCCCAGGTTGCTTTTCCCATATGCGGGGAGGTGCAAATCATGTCGCCTTCCTCCGCAACAAATCTGTTTTTTTTGGGTTTCCTTGTCATAAAAACGCTTCCCATGTTCCGTCAGGAAATTGAACCCCGGTAACTTTTAATTTCATTCCTCTTTGCAACAAAATTTCCTCTTCGCGGATATTGTTGTGTCCAGAGTTAATCCCTTTTTGCAAGCGCATTAATGCCGGAATGTAAATGCCTTTGACAGGGCTCACAATAGTTATTCTATACACCTTTTTGGATTTTCCTCCGAATTTACTGGCTACTTTTCGAGAAAGGGATGTGCTCATGAATCCCTTGTCTTTATCCGCCGGATTTACGCTGGCTGGAACAGATCTGAACAGCACTGTTCCGAGAGGTATTTCCATGGCGTGTTTTTTGTGAACTTTATCCAGTGCGTGTACTACCCTCAAGACAGCAGGGTTGTTTTTTTTATGACGAACCACATCATTCATGATTTCATGGTAGGGGCCGATGTACTTGCGAAGCGGCGGGGTTCCCTTAGAAGTGGATTTCAGCAACTGGTCCGATAATTTACTACTGTAAACAAAGTGCTGTGCGGCCGTTTTTACCGTGAGGGGCGGTTTGATTGCAGGGGTTTGGTTCCATCCTGGCTGGGGTAAAGAGGGCGGCACTGGCTGGGGCGGTGCTGGGAAATCCGGTGGTTTCTGTCCTCCTGCAGAGGGCGGAAGATAGCCATAGTTAGCCACCTGGCGTGTCAGTTCCTTCCTCTTGGAAATCAGCGCGGCGAATTTGTCCAGGCGCTGCTTGCGCTCGTCCGGAGTCTCCCGGTAAAGCTCGCGTTCGTCCAGCAGCCTGCCGGTGTCCGGCTCGACAAAATGCCCCCAGGTGATCTTGTGGTTGGGAAGAAGGGCGCGCATCATATTCATGCGCCTGGCTCCCACCACGCGTTTCTGGTCGTGTTCCGGGGCGCGCTCGAACCAGTCCGTGTAGACCGCCGGATTGGGAATGAGTTCATTCCGGGCGTTGGTGAATACCGCCTTGGCGGCAGGATCCTCCTCGATGTGCTTCTGGACTTCCAGCACTGGCGTAAGCCAGCAGCGGCAGTTATGCGCAACGGTGCCGTCTTCCTCCAGGGGAGGCCTGGGCATCTTTTCGAGGCCAAGCTGTCCTGGTCCAGGTTTCTTGTAGTAGATGGTTCCGGATCGCGCGGCATGGTGGGGTCGTACCCTGGCATCCATGGTGGCGTGGATCTGGTAGCCAACCACCATGTCCCCCAGTTGCTCGTAGGCCTGCATCCGTGTCTCATGGGCGATGCGCATGGACTCATTGCGGGCGACCCGCCGGGCAGTGCTGGAGATACCCTGGACAAAAGGCCGGATCTGTCGGGATAATTCGGCGGGCGTGGCACCCGCGCTGAATCCGCTTGTCACCAGAGACGCCAGTTGTTCGGGGCTGGCCCTGCGAGTCTGCTGCTCCAGTCTTCCATCCCAGCTCATGCCATTGGTGGTTCCACGGACAATGGAGGCGACCTTGTCCTGGGGAATCTTCTTGAAGAGCGCATCCTGGATCTGGCTGCGCTCCTTGTTCTTGTTTTCCAGAACCGGCTTACGCTCAGTAAGGAGACCCAAGTACGCCACTGGAATGGTTTTCCCCAGCACGGTGGCCGCATCCTGGTAGGAGCTGGTGACCATGTCTTCCAGTCCGTCCGCCAGGCCGGAGCGGGCGTGATGCATCACTTGGGTCAGCAGGTGGTACAGTCGGTAGCGCTTGATCGTCAGGCTATCCTTGGACTTCAGGACGCTCTGGATCTGTACCCAGAGGGTTTCCAGCTTGCGATCTATACGCAATGTCACGTTATCGGCCACGGAAAGCTGTTTTTCCTGGTGGAGATTGAACTTGGCCGCAAGGGTGGAATTGAGCGCGGAGCGCATCAGAATCCCAAGCCTCCGTCGGGTTCCTTGTCCTGTTCCTGATTGTCTGTGGCTTCATCTGGAAGCTGCAGGATGCCATCGCCCTGAGAAGAGGCAAGCTCCTGCTGGTTGGCTTCTTCTTGGTCCCAGTCCAGTCCCAGTTCCTGGGCGATAGTCTGCCTGCTCTTGATGCCGAGGGTGGAGTAAATCTGGTTGGCGGAGGCCTCAGCGGACTTGTCCCGAGTTTCGACCGAGGGTGCCTGTGCCTGGATGTCCAGAAGGTTGAGTACATTTGGGGGAAGCACCCCGGCGCTGGAGGCAGCTTCCACGGCGGAGCGGATCACGCGCAGGAAATGGTTTTTGTAAAACTCCTGCAAGCGGACACAGTGACGGGTGAAGGGGGCTTCCGCCGTGAGGCTGGATGCATAGTTCCCGTTGCTGGAGTCGCTGGACACAAGCCATTCCGGGGCATTGTGCCTGTTGCCAGCCGAACGCAGGAGCCCCTGCATGACCTCGAGGTGAGCGGCGCTGTTGGCTGCGGCCGGTGGCGGGATGTAATTCATGCCTTTGGGAATATCGAGAAAGCTGCCCGGCTCGATGCGCTGGAAATCGGTCTGCCTGCCGGTGGCCATGTTGGGTGCGGAGTAGTCCACGCCGCTCTGGATGAAATCCTGAACCTGGTCCACGGTGGTGCTTTCGTGCTGGCGGACTGCAGCAATAGCGGCCTGGACTGCGGCACCCTCGCCCAAGTTGCGCCGCAACTTGCCAGCCTGCGTGAAGGCATCAAGCGTGTCGTAGGCAAAATCACTCATGCCCCGTTTGATGGAGCGTTTCACGTTGCACTTGATGTGGACGATGTTTTTTGTGTCCACTATTTCGCCAACGGTGGGCTCGGGGTCCTTCTGGCCACCAGCAGCCCGGTAGTCGACATGGTAGGCCTTGATGGCGAAAACATCGTCCGGGTCGGTCTGGATGCCATAGGACCACTCCAGGATGTCGGCACCGGGGGGCTGGTATATTTGCTCGGGCTCCACGGTGCGGATCACCAGGCGCCCGTCCTCCTGGGCAAACAGGCGCACAAAGGCCTCTCCGTCCTCCCTGCTGCGCCAGAACAGTTCCTGCTCCATTTCGCTCCAGCAGTTTTCCTCGCGGAAGATGTCGATAACCTGCTGCACGGCGGCCACAAGGGCGTCTTC